CCCTGTAACAGCTGAAGCAGATGAAGACCCGATCAGCGGTCGCTGACCAGTCACGGCCGCACTGCCTACAGCCTGGGCAGAACCGCTCATCGTCAAGAAACGGTACACCTGCAGAATGCCGGCAGTTACCGCCGAAACAATGGTCGTCAGCGTCAGAAGAATACGCGTGTTAGGCGTACCATCTCCGATCACAGTAGCGTTGATCTTCGAGGTGTTCATTCCGGTTTACAGCAGTTGCACGCTCAAAGCGCTGGCCGCTACCACCGGAACGTCACCAATGTTGAATGTCTTGGCGGTACCGACCGTATCGCTGTAGAGCAAGTTGCCAGAGGTCAGGTCATCGTAAATACCCCAGTGCGACACCGTTACAGCGGCGCCGGTCACAGCAGAGAAAAGAATCTGGTTGCTGTTGGACGAACTGTTTGCACCAGCTCCCACCGGCACCGACCATGACCCCGTAGCCTTGCGCGCATACCAGGCGCCGGCAACCTCGTTGGTCGTCACGTTATCGTCCGTTGGGTCCGATGTGAACAGAGCCAGGTACAAAGCCGTTGGTGGAGTGAATGCAGATCCGCCAGAACCCCCGGCGCTACCAAGAGTGGCAGAGATCAGACGCTGGGCCAGATAAGTAGAAAAACCAGACATTTGGTAGCTCCTTCAGGGCTTTGGTGAAACTGCTGAGGCTGACTGGAGTTGGCCAGTCAGATCGTTGGTGAAAGCGGTCATGTGTGCTGCTGACAGCGCCGCATTGCCGCCATACTCTGCGTCCTTTTCGAAGGCCTTAGAGATGACGTAATTGACAAGGGCATTGATCCACTGGTCCGATACCGTTATGGAACCGACTACCGTCGATGCCAGCGATCCAGATGAAGAAACACCTGACGGGAATCGGCTGTGTACAAGGTCCACTGATCCTCCTGCATCCTTAGATGGCGGATAAAGCCAGAAGGTACGCGGATCCTTGATATCGAACATGAAGTTTGTGAACACCGTTGAAGGTGACATCGACTGCCATTCCGGTGACACGGAGTCCATGACATCCATGTCGACCTTGCGTATTGCGCGCTGGCGCCCGCTGGTGTTTCCAGCGACGGCAATGAAGGCCACGGCGTCTGCTGGAAGCGTCTGACGCGATCCGGAGGTTGTCTCGAATGGAACCGTCACGGCTCCCTGATCTGGGCGAAAGGTAATGATTGCCCGCTCGCCTGCGTTGAAGTACTTCGCAAGTTCAGAGGCTGGCCACCGAATGCCGCCCTGGTCTTGGAGTTGTATTTGGGCCAATTCAATGACCACTGATGCTGGTGTAGCCACAAATTACCCCCACTTCTTGACGCGGCGCTCGACCACAGAGGCCTGGCGGAACACCGCATTGGCTGCCAGGTGCACACCGGTTTCGAACTGTGAATTGGCTATTGCCGCAGAATTTAGATCGGTGTACGGCTTGTTTGGCTGGGACAACAGTCGCTTCAATGCACCCTTCGCAATGACCTCGGAATGGCCGGTAAATACGGCATCCGAGACACCCAATGCGGTCTGATCTGGCTTGAGCGCCATTAGGATCGATACCTTGGTTCCAGACGACGGAACGGGGTACAAAACGAACTCTGTGAAGTCAATGTGGATCAGTGCCCGCTTGTCGAATGTGAACCCGGTTTGATCCCATCCGGGCGGAAGACTTGCGCTTCCTAGCACGCTAACGTCATTACCATCCACGGTGGCGCGTTTTGCTGCTACCAATTCAGTCTGCGAAGGAAGATCGAAGTCGAATCGCTGTGTTCCGCCTGGGGCATCGAACGTGTCAGCCCACTCCAGCCACGCACCAGAGCGCTGGCAAAACTCGCGCGCTGCGCTGACAAGTGCCAGGTTCACCATCGGGTCCGGGCATCCCGGAACGTCCGGAATGATGAGTGGGTAGAACGAAGACCAATGCTTCATGACTACTCAGCCTGGGTAGGGAACGCGGCCACCAGCGCTTCAATGACCTTGGCAGCTCCGGACGTGTGGTGCACAGAAACACCAGACTCTTTCGCAATCTGGTGCAAAGTATCCTTGTTCAGTCCATTCAATACGATGACTTGACCAGAGGGCAGCGTGATTGATGCGGGCGCAGGAATCTCGACCTTACCGCCTGGCGCAAGGGTCAAACCGGCGGTGTCAATGACTGGTGATTCAGCAATCTTCACGGCGTCCATAGCAAACACATCCGAGTGCTTGAGCATGTTGACTGCAATGCTGTCCTTGACCTCGTGGCTGTCACCGGGAAACCAGGTAATACCAGTCTGGGCTTTGAATGCGGTGCTTCCATTGACCTTCAGCCCTACATACTTCACTTTCATGTTTAATCTCCAAAGACAAAGGGGCAGCCCTCATTTGAGAGCCACCCCTTTTGGGTTACTGCGAGCAGCGATGCTGTGGATTACTTCGGACCGATGGCCGAACCGACGGCGATCATGGAGATGCTTCCAGCCGCGAACGTTGCAGACGCGGTTCCAATTGTCAAAGTGACGTAAACGTCTTCTTCGAACTTGATCGGATGGAACGAGCATTTCAGCGTACCGCCCGCCTGGGCCGTGGTCTGGCCAGCAGCAGCGAATGCCGTTGGCGCAGCAGTCAACGATGATCCGCTGTCGGCAGCCGCATAACCAACACCAAACACAAATGTTGGAGTGCCGTGGGTGTCGATGTCATCGCATTTGATGTCCAGAGATCCCAACTCGATGCCGGCTGGCAACTTGAAGTTGATCACGTCGGCTGCAGTGGGGTTGGCAGTCAGCGCAATGCTGTCGGCGATCTGGATCGCGCAACCGTCGACCGGCATGAACGCCGGGAACTTGGCTTTTTTACCGTAGAGATTTGCCATGATTGGCTCCTATAAAGTTGAAATATTTGGAATGGGCACAGCCCAGTCAGGCGGGACGCTATGCCCGCCTCTTGTCATCGCTTAAACGCTGCGCTTCTTGACTATGCTGTCAATCACTGCCACTCCAAAGTCGGTTACCTCGAGGTCTCCGTTCGCATTTGGCAATGACCAGCGCAACTTGTCTTCAGTTCCCATGATTTCACCGGCCAACTCCAAATTTCGGTTGAAGTTAGAGCGGTTTTCCAGCAATGAGTAAGTCTCTTCACTGGTCTGGTTTGCACCTGACACCACAGCCAAGGCCTGAGCACTCAGAAACACCGATCGCGCCACCTGGTGCGTTGTGGACAATCCAGCGGCCACCGTCACGTTTGTTTCTGTTCCTGCCAAGCGATTGGCCGAAGTGACGTGAGCCACAGAGTCAGAAGCGTCCATGCGAATGCCGTACTGCATCTTGCGCACCAGCACACCATTCCAAAGGATTGGCGAGCCCGAGAACAATGGATGCTTGCGCAGGTCGCCGTACTCAGCGCGCTTCATAGCATTGGTTTCAAACATTCGGATGTTGTTGCCAGAAGTCGTGTCTGTCACGATGGAGTCCCACACAAGCGGGTCGGCCAACAGAATTCCTTTGATGGGGTCATCGCCTGCAGCTGGATCACCGGGGATCTGGATGGGAGCCATCTTGATGGTCATTTCGTCCCAGATGGCAGCGAATTCATCCAGGTGCGACAACAGCATGCGGTCCGTGGTGTCGATGGATGCGAGCTGTGCACCACCTTGAACCAAGCCGGAACCGTCCACAACCCAGTGGCGGTTATAGCTTGGCGCCTTGACGGTGTTTACCATCATTTCGGCAAAGTCTGGATCAGTCGCAAGCGGCAAAATCCAGTCAGTACCGTCCTGTTTTCCGCGAAGTCCAGCCAGCAGTGTCAAGCAACGCTGCCACCGGAAGGCTGGGATGCCGCGCTTGAGTTGGGCCAATGCGTTCAGGCGCATGCTGTGTGGCGTGCGCTGAGCCGTCATCTTGCCGCCAGCGGAAACCGGGATGGTGGCCATGTCCAGCGTGATGTCCTTGGAACTGTACTTCAGCGCAGCGCCCATACCTTCGGCATTGCGGTCTCCCATCACGGGGCGCAACTTCACAACGTGTGCGCAGTCGACCTGCACAACATCACCAGGGCCTTTTGCCAGTTCGTCAACGCGGACGATGGGCATTTCCGTGGTGGACTGCTGCTTGAGCTTGCGCATGGCAGCGTCCTGGGTGGGCATGGGACCGGTCAAGGCCGCCATAGGGGTCGGTGCGCGCACGGCCATAGCCGAAAGTGCAGACGAGAATTGCTTGTTAGCGAGGCCGGAGCCTTTGGGAATAGATGTCGTAGACATGGAAAACTCCTAAATCGAAGGTTTCCCCGTATCAGCTCATCGGAAGGGATGCCATGATCTGTTCGTCCGTCATTCCGGTGTAGTTGAGAGCGGGGGCATTGGCTGGTGCTCCGCCGCGGAAGTCGCTGATTCCCTTTGGTCCAATGGACGGGGCATCGGCGATCACCGCAGCGGGATCTTTTTGAGGTGCAGCTTGGGCGGCTGCTGAAGGAGTGGTGGTGACAATTGGTGCAGCGCCGAAGGCAACTTTTGTTCGCTTTGCGGCTTCCGCGAAACGCTCGGACATCGGTTTCCCGCGCCAATCAGGATCAGCTTGAAGCGCACGGTCGTACTCAATGGCGCGGGCAAACTTGTCTTGCGCCATGGGGTCGTACTGCCACGCAAGCAGGTCCGGCACGCTGTCAATCAGCTCTTGAACTGTAGGGTCATAACTGGCCGGAACAAATTCTTCGTGCTGTTGAGCAGCCTTTTCCTTGGCAATATGCTGATCAATCTCGCGCTGCTTGCGAACAATCTTGGCTTGAATGGGAAAGTCAACTTCCAGCTCAGCAAGTTCATCGTCCGTGATGGACGTGTCCACTGGTGCCTTACCTACCTTCAGTGCCTCGTTCTCCTGGTGCAACCGATCCAATTCTTCCCGCAGGCGCTTTTCAGACCTGCGTGATGCACGCAATGCGGCGCGCGCGTCACCTTGCGGTGCTGCGGGCTCTGCGGTTGTGCTGGTTTCAATTGCAACTGATGGAGCTGCTGCTACCGATGGCGCCGGTTCTGGTCCAGTTGGAGATGCGGCCTGCTTTTGCGTGGCTGTTGGTTGCTCTGTAGGTGCTGGTGCTTCTCCCGGCTGCCCGGTCTGGGCTTCATCAACGGGGTCAACGTCAGGCACGATCTTTGCCAAGATTTCCTGTTCTTCCTTGTCGAAAGCTGGATGGTTCGCTTCTTGAATACTCACACTCTTCTCCTTCACCGTATTCGGTCGGTCACCGAGGCACAAGGCCGCCGTCATGATGTACACACCCAGCGAGTGACGAATCAAGCTGAATGGCTGCCACTGCGTACACACTCTGATGCGTGGCTCACAC